TAACCAACTTTACTTTCATTTGTTCTCTCAAAACTCCACCCCTAACATAATTAATGCACGTTTTACTGTTTTATAATCTGCTCCAACTTGATAACTAATTGCCCTTAATGACATTCCAGCTTGA